ACAAAAACAGGCCCACTGGCTTTTAACATCAGCTACGACTTGAGCGTGCTGCGTTGCAAGCCTCGCAAACTAACTGACGAAGAACGTGCAGCAGTTGCAGAAGCCAAGTCTATTGACGAAAAGTACCTTCGCCCAACTGAAGCCGAAGTATTGGCACTGTTGGAGAAAATTACAACTAACACTGATGACGGCGATGCAGGCGATGAAGCTGCACAAGAAGCTGTTAAAGAACTAGGTTAATAATCACATAGCCCGCTAAACGTAAAAGCTTAGCGGGCTATTTTGTCTCATACTTATGAAAATACTTTTCACAGCAGACGTACATATTAAACTAGGTCAAAAGAACGTTCCTGTCGAGTGGGCGCGCAATCGTTTTCAGATGTTTGTTGAGCAATTTGCAGAGATGCAGGCCGACGCAGACTTAGTTATCATAGGCGGAGACATTTTTGACCGCCTACCAACAATGGATGAAGTAGAGCTTTATTTTGACTTTGTAGAGTCTTTTACCAAGCCAACTATTATCTATCCCGGTAACCATGAAATGTTGAAAAAAGACACTACATTCCTTAGTTATCTTAAAAAATCTACACACAGACTAAATCCATTAGTAAGCCTAGTTGATGACTACTATGAAAATTGTGGATTTGGTGTGGATATTATTCCATACAACAAGCTAAAAGATTACGAGAAACATGGTTATAACTTTGCTGGCCGTATATTGTGCACTCATGTTCGTGGAGAGATTCCTCCGCACGTTAAGCCAGAAGTAGACCTTGACATTTTTAGCCGTTGGGACATTGTCTTAGCCGGTGATTTACACAGTTATGAAAACTCGCAACGCAATATCTTGTATCCTGGCAGCCCTTATACTACTAGCTTTCATAGATCTCCAGTGGATACTGGTGCTATTATTCTTGATGTGGATAATCTCACCCACGAGTGGCGAAAGTTCAAGCTACCACAGCTACTCAAGCGGACAGTATCCGCCCAAGATGCGGCCACCGCCACAGCTACCGACTTCGATCATACAATCTACGAAGTGCAGGGAGATATGCAAGAACTCGGAGAACTTGAAGACTCAGAGCTTATTGCCAGCAAAGTACTTAAGCGGGACACAGACTCTGCACTAATGCTAGACCCTGAAATGACGCTAGATGCCGAAGTCAAAGAATACCTTACCTATATATTAGAATTACCAGAACCTACTATTGATAAGGTTCTACAGGAGATGCAAAATCATGCAGACAAACTCAATTAAATCCGCCCAAGTATGGTCACAAACAAATTGCCCTGCTTGTACAGAAGCCAAACGCTTGCTAGAACAACGTGGTGTTAAAATTGAGGAGTGTATGCTTGGCATCAACGGCTACACTAAAAAAGACTTAATTGAAAAAGTTCCGCACGCTCGTAGTGTACCACAGATTTTCCTTGATGGTGAGTATGTTGGTGGGCTGCTAGAGTTAAAACAAAAATTAGCAAATGATAACAATAAAAACACTAACATGGTCTAACGCTTTTAGTTACGGTGCAGACAATACTATTGATTTTTCGTCTGCTCAGTTAACTCAACTAGTAGGTAAGAATGGGCATGGTAAAAGCTCTATTGCCCTAGTGCTTGAAGAAGTGTTGTTTAATAAGAATAGCAAGTCTATTAAAAAAGCAGACATTCTTAATCGTTATGTAAAAGACAAATCGTACAGTATCAGCTTGGTATTTGATAAAGATGGTGTCGAATATCGTATTGATTCTAAGCGTGGTACTACTCAAACTGTTAAGCTGTATAAGAATGGTGTGGATATTAGTGCACACACAGCAACACAAACTTATAAAAATATTGAAGAAATCCTAGGCTTTGACCATAAAACATTCTCACAGATTGTTTATCAGAGTAATGCAGGTAGTTTAGAATTTTTAACTGCGGCTGACACTGCTCGTAAAAAGTTTCTTATTGAAATCCTAAACTTGGGCAAGTACACACGAGCACAAGACGTTTTCAAAGAAACAGCACAAGAGCTTAGCAAAGATATTACTGCTGTGCAATCTCAGGTTAATACTGTTAGTGCTTGGCTAGACAAGTACGCAAAAGCAGACCTAACCCCAATGCCGCTGGAAACTGTAAGTGCCCTAGATGCTGAACAGTTGCTGGAGCTAGAACAGCTATCCAGCAGCATCAAGAACATAGAGTCTACTAACAAAAAGATTTCGCAAAATAATACGTATAAACAGCTTCAGGGTAAAATCAAGCTATTCCCCATTCCAGACAAGCCAACTGAAGACACTAAGCCACTGCAAACTGAGGCTGGCAAGCTTAACACCGAATCCGTGGAACTTGCAAAAACTCTGCGTGATTCGCAAGCATTTGTTAAAAAGATTGGTGCCTTGCACGGAACGTGCCCGACTTGTTTGCAAGAGATTGATGAAGCAAAAATTGCAGAATTAATTGCGGAACAGCAAAAAATTCAAGACGGTGCACGTGAAAGTAACTTGCGCATTACTACACGTATTACGGAACTAGACGCTATACGTGCTGATATTGCTGAACGTATGAAAGCTTGGGAAACTGCTAATCGTGCAACCGAGGAGTGGGAAAAGTATCATGCAATTATTGATACCACAATGCAGGAAGACTTACTTGATAAAGATCAACTTGAAGCACAGTTTGCTGAATTACAAACTAGCATTGCCACACTAAAAGCGGCTATTACACGGGCCGAGAAACACAACTCAACAGCAAGTGCACACAATGCCAAAGTAGAGATCATTTCAAAGCAAATGGTTGAAATGAATGAAGAATTAGAAACTTATAGTGAAAAACTTCATCAGCTATCAGAACGCATGAGCATTGTAAATGTACTAACCAAAACGTTTAGTACAACAGGTCTTGTTGCCTACAAGATTGAATGTCTTGTAAAAGACCTAGAAGAAATTACAAACCAGTATTTAGTTGACTTAAGTGATGGTCGATTTCAGATTGGTTTTAAAGTTTCGGCCAGTGATAAGCTAAATGTAGTTATCACCGACAATGGTCGAGATATTGAAATGCTAGCACTGTCGGGAGGTGAACGTGCTAGAGTAAACGTAGCAACGCTGCTTGCTATTCGTAAGCTAATGCAAACATTATCCAGCTCACGTATTAACTTGTTAATACTTGATGAAACGGTAGAAGCACTAGATGTAGACGGCAAAGAGCGTTTAATTGAGGTTTTATTGCGTGAAGAGCACTTAAATACATTCTTAGTGTCTCACGGCTTTAGCCACCCATTACTAGAAAAAGTTAATGTGGTAAAAAGCAATAACATATCCCAAATAGAGGTATAATATGATTAAAATTGAACAACTAAAGAATGGTGCTAAAGCTACCATTGTTCGCAATGCTGTAACTCAGCCAGTGTATGTTGGTATGACACTTACCAACGCAGAATTGACCAGTTTAGAATTGCAGGAAGGTACTGTGGTCTACACCGTAGACGAGGCAGAAGTGTTTGAGTTAAACGCAGGCGGTAAAGTTCCAGAAGCACCGGCCGACACCAAAAGCGCAGACCAGAGTACCACAGCCGTGGAAGTTACAGCTACGGCGAAGGCTCCGGTAAAACCAGTAATTGTTAAGCCTGCGCCAAGATCAGCTAAAAAATAATGGCTGTAGATGCACGAGCTAAAGGTGCACGAACTGAGACCGCAGTTCGTGACCTTTTAAAAAAACATACTGGGCTAGGGTGGGAACGAGTACCTGGTAGTGGTGCTCTTGATCCTAAGCATTTGCTAAAAGGCGATCTTTATGTGCCTGGGCGAACCAACCTTTGGTGCGTAGAAGTTAAAGGTTACGCAGAAGACCATCTTACCAGCGCTGTATTAACAGGAAAGAATCCTCAGTTAATAGAGTTTTGGAAGCAAACCATCCGTCAAGGTCATCAAGTCTCAAAACAACCACTCCTAATTTTTAAGTACGATCGCAGCAAAGTATTTGTTGCTTTTGAAGAAATGCCTTCCAATAATCGTTATCGTTACGTTTTTGTAAACTGTGATGAGCACGAATTTTTTGTTGCACTGCTTGAAGATTGGTTACAACACGAGCAACCACAATTTGTGACTTGATTAGTCTAGGTTATTAGTGTATAATATACACTTAACCACAAAGAATACACTATGAGTATTACATTTAAAAAAGCAACAGAATCAAACAATACTCTACTGATTGTTGACGCACTAAACTTGGCTTTTCGCTATAAACATAGCGGGGACACAGATTTTGCCACAGACTACATTCGCACAGTAGATAGCCTAAAGAAAAGTTACAAAGCATCTCACGTTATTATTGCTTGTGACCAGGGCTCAAGCACTTATCGCAAAACGCTTAGCCCAGAATACAAACAAAACCGTAAAGACAAACAAGAACAGCAAACCGATGCAGAACGTGCAGCTTTTGAAATTTTCTTTGAAGATTTCCTTGCAACTATTGCCACAATTGAAACCACAACCACTTATCCAGTGTTGCGCTTTCAAGGCGTAGAAGCTGACGATATTGCGGCTTATATTGTTTCACAAAAACCCAATTTGAGCACAGACGATATTTGGCTTATTTCAAGTGACCGAGACTGGGACTTGCTTGTAGGCCCAGGAGTGTCGCGCTTTAGTTATGTTACTCGCAAAGAAGTAACCATCGACAACTGGAACGATCACTATGACTTTAATCCGGATGATTACATTAGCATTAAGTGTCTTACAGGTGACACTGGTGATAATGTGGCTGGTGTTCCCGGCATTGGGCCAAAACGTGCTGTTTCTCTTGTTAATGAGTTTGGTAGTACCTGGGATATTATTGCTAGTATCCCTATTGCCGGTAAATACAAATATATCCAAGAGCTAAATAAGTGCAAAGACACACTAATGCTTAACTATCAACTAATGGACTTGGTAACACATTGTCGTGAAGCCATTGGTGCAGATAACATTGCCACAATTGACGAAACCCTCCAACTTTACTTAAAATGAGCAATTTACTTTACTACAAAGACAGCAACGGTATCCCAGAGCCTACAATTGCTTGTCACCTAGAGCCTGGTGCTAAACTACCCGAGCGAGCACACCCCAGTGATGCCGGAGCAGATTTATTCTCGCGCGAAAACTGTGAGATTTATCCAGGCGAACAAAAACTTGTTGATACAGGAGTAGCGGTCAAAATTCCACGAGGGTTCGCGGGCTTTATTTTCAACAGGAGTTCGCAAGGGAAACGTGGGATTACAATCCCTCATAGTGTTGGCGTAATAGATGCTGACTATCGTGGAAATTTAAAAGTTTTGCTAAAAAATATTTCGGAAGATCCGTATGTAATCGAGGCTGGCGACCGAATTGCACAGCTTGTGGTACAACGTGTAGAGCTTCCCACATTCTATGATGCATGGAATGACACACAACGCGGTACTGGCGGTTTCGGCAGTACCGGACAATAAACTAGAAAGAGAATTAATGACAGCAGTAAGCACACGAGCACAAGTAATCACACGGAGAACATATAATAGGCCAACTTCAGACGACGGAAAACAATTTGAAACATGGGAAGAAACAGTAGCCCGCGTTATTGACCACCAACAGTGGTTATGGGAACGAGCAGTAGCCCGCGATCTTAACGATGTAGAGTACGCAGAACTTTATGATCTTGAGCAATTGATGCTAGATCGCAAAGTTGCAATGAGTGGTCGTACACTTTGGCTTGGCGGAACCAATGTTGCCAAAACCCGTGAAGCATCGCAGTTTAATTGCAGCTTTACGCACGTTGAAACAATCTATGACGTTGTTGACGTCTTATGGTTGCTGCTACAGGGTTGCGGCGTAGGTTTCAAGCCAATTGTTGGTACACTAAATGGCTTTTCAAAGCCAATTAAAAATATTCGGGTAGTACGTAGTACACGTACCGAAAAAGGTGGTAATGAACACAATACCGAGACATTTGACCCAATTACTAAAACTTGGACTATTCAAGTCGGTGACAGTGCAGAAGCATGGGCAAAATCCATTGGTAAACTACTGGCAGGTAAGTATCCAGCGGATACTCTTGTTCTTGATTTTAGTCAGCTTCGCCCAGCTGGTGAAAGGTTAAAAGGCTATGGATGGATTTCTTCAGGCGATGCTGCAATTAGTGCTGCTTATACTTCTATCGCCAATATACTTAACGGCCGTGCTGATAGTCTACTTACTCGGATGGATATTCTGGACATTGTTAACCATCTTGGCACTATTCTATCCAGCCGTCGCAGTGCTGAAATCGCACTTTTCGATTACGGTCAGCCGGAATGGGAAGAATTTGCGGTAGCCAAAAAAGACTGGTGGTTGCACAACAATGCACACCGCACACAGTCAAACAATAGTTTAGTGTTTAAAGAGAAACCACTTAAGTCAGACCTAGAGCGTATTTTCGCAATGATGGTTGAAGCGGGTGGTAGTGAACCAGGATTTATCAATGAAGTTGAAGCACTCCGACGCGCTCCGTGGTTTAAGGGAGCCAATCCATGCGTTGAAATCTTACTCGGTAACAAAAGTTTCTGTAACCTTACCGAAACTGACATTGCCAAGTTCAAAGGCGACACTGCCGGTTTGCACAACGCAATTCGCTTGGCAGCTCGTGCCAACTACCGACAAACTTGCGTTAACTTACAGGACGGTATTCTTCAAGAGTCTTGGCACCTTAACAACTATTTCATGCGACTTTGTGGAGTGGGACTAACTGGTATCGCTATGCGTCCAGATATGGGTTCTTATGACTATGAGTACTTGAAGCGTACTGCAACTGGTGCTGCTATTGGTATGGCTCAGGAATTGGGTTTACCAGCTCCTAAAAATATTACCTGTGTTAAGCCAAGTGGAACACTTAGCAAAATCATGGATACCACAGAAGGCGTACACAAACCACTAGGAAAGTACATTTTCAATAATGTTCAATTTAGCAAACATGACCCGGTGGTTGAAAAGCTACGTCAAGCTAACTATCGCGTTATTAATCATCCTGTTGATGATTCAGGCGTTCTTGTTACATTTCCGGTAGCCTGGGAAGGTG